ATAGCTGCCAACACTTTTGAAAAAGTCAGCTAATGCTTGCTTTGCACTTGTAGCACCTGTAATTGCGTCTGTGAATGATTTTGAAAACGCAGTGCCAATTGCATTTGCTGCTCCAGTGATTTGGTTGATTGGATTAACTAGGTCTTCTAAATCTTTTTTCAACTTGGCAATGTTTTGTGTTAATCCCTCAACAAGTGTTGGGTCTATTGTTTGGCGGAACTGGTCAAGACCTCTTGATTGCTGCTTAGGCGTTAGGCCAAGTTTCGGATCCTCCAGCCTCTTGCCCTCTCTCTCAAGCAATACTTTGTTGTAATCACCAGACGAAATCAAGCCTAATTCTTTCTGCCTGTCTAGGAACTGATCCTCAAAAGACTTTCGTTGCTTCTCCAATTCAGCTGTTGTTTCTTTTTCAAACTTCAGGCTTAACTTCTTTTGTTTATTTGTAAGATATTCTTTCTCAAGAGTTGCAAAATGGAGATTGTTTTGATTTTTTGTCTGCTCAACTTGCGCTATTGAAACATCCAGTCCTTTTGCTTGAGCCTCTGCTATCTGGCCTGTCCTTATTCCTATAAACTTTTTAAGACTTTCAATAACTTGGTCTACTTTTAACATTTCTTGCGCCTGCTTTAAAGCAAAAACCTGCGCCGTGTTTCCTTTAATTTCTGCTTCTAATATTTTGGCCTTAAGAGCTTCAGTATCCCTCAGCACTTTCATTCTTGCATCCTGAGCAAAGACAGCGTCTAACATGCTGAAATCAGCTCGCGCTGGCCTTTTAGCTTTGGTCTTGCCTTCTTCTTCTTCTTCTTCCTTCGTTTTTTTGACAGCAGGCAAATCAACTTGTTCTCTGGCTACAGGGAAAAGTTCAAGCCTTAACTGTGTAGCCCGACCTCGAAGCTCGACCAGCTTTTTGCCTGCTTTATTGAAAAGCTCGTCTACAGAATATTTCGCTTTGGGATCGTCAAAGACACTTGCAATAGCTCTTGGAAGGCGCACGTTTTTTGTCTTCCTGTCCTCAATGCCAGCCAAAGCGCGAATGATTTCCTCGACTTCAGGGATACGATTCTTCTCTAGGTTTGCCAGCCGGGTGTTTTTACCGCTGCGATCTAACTGAAAAAATTTATTCATTTCCTGAAGCATAGGAGTAAGCGCATCCAAAGCATCTTTTGCGAAAATCTGAAACTCAGCGCCCATGCTTTGCAATATTGGGCCAATAGCAACCTGCAAATTTTTCAACGTTCTCTCTAGACGAGCGCCAGCCTCTGCTGGGCTGTTAGCAATCTCAGCGGCAGCATTTTTGTATTTATTATTGATAAAAAAAGCAAAATCATTAACAAACTCTTCCGCGCTTACAGCTCCGTCTTTTAAATCTTTATCAAGCTGTTGAGTTGTCCGACCAGTTGCCTGAGCAAATAAGGAAAAAGCACCAGGCAATCTCTCCCCGATTTGCCCCCGAAGTTCTTCGGCGCTGACTTTTCCTTTTGACAGCACCTGCGTTGCCGCTAAAAGGACTCCGTTCAAATCTTCAGTTGATCCACCTGTAGCTTTTGTTGCTGCCGAAAGACCTCTGTAAAGACCTTCAAGCTCTCTCACCGTATTTCCGTTTGCAGTACCAGCCGCCACTAATCGAGTGAAAGTTTTACTCGCTTCTTTGAAGGGAACATTGAAATCTTCACTAGCCCTGGTTATCGCCAGCAAGGCGTCTGCATATTCCAGGCCAGCTACATTTCGCAAAGCAATGTTTAACTTATCGATTTCGGCTTTATAGGTGGCAAGCTCGGCACCCAGTTTTCTCAGCTGACTAAACTGAGCACCTATCGCGCCGCCGACCACAGCGCCAGGAACTCCCCCTACGATGCCGCCCAATGCCGCGCCAGCCGCGCCCTCAGGTCCACCGAATACACCAGCTCCTGCAACAGTACCTAAAACCTGAGCACCAGCCTTAAGTCGGCCTCCGGCTCTTTTGCGTCCTTCCGCCTTGGCAAGTTTCTTGTCCAATTTGGCAAGTTCAATACCAGCCTCCTTGAACTCCTTGCTCATAAGGTCAGCAGAATCCCTTACCGCTAGAAACTCTTTCTTCTGAGAACGAAGAGCGTTAATTGAATTTTTAGAATACTTAACAACAGTACCGCTAGCTTTTTTTAACTCCCTGTCTATTTTCTCAATCTCATCCCTAGCTTCTTTGAACTCCTTACTCGTTACATCAGCAGAACGCCTAAGTGCCTCAAACGCATCTCTCTGAGCGTTTAAATTATTAATTGACTTAACAGATGCTGACTGAAGCTCTCTTACCTTTTGAACAAGCCCTTTGAAATCATTATCAGCTCCTTTCGCTTCAGCTGAAGACTTCCGCAATGCAGTTTTGAGTTGATTGAGTCCCTGCAGGTTATCAATCTCAGCCCTGATCTTTAGGACGGTCTCGTTACTAGCCATTACTTATCCGACTTGTTTAATTCTGAGAGGGCTGCGGCTTCCATCACCTGAAGTTCCTCCAGCATCTCACGGGGATTGCTTACATCATAAAGGGACATCAGTCCTGACGCACCAAGCAAAACCTCATATTTCAAACCAACGTAACCTCCCATCGTGACGGTCCATTGCGTTTGCATTCGCAAGAACATCACTACTGTTTCCCAGTTCTCTTCCCATACTTCAAAGTGCTCCTCTTCAGGAGCAGCTTGACGCTGCGGCTTTAATCCAAATGCCGCCGCATCATCACCACTTTTATCTTCTACTCTTTTGCCGCCTTTCGCCCAATACTCGACGGCATCTTTTAGTTTCCCAGCTTGGCCCCCTCGAATGTCTCGGTGTAAGCCTGCAGCACACCACGAATCCAGTAAGCGTCATCAGCAAATTCTTTCATCGTTGCCTGACCGAACGGAACGGGCTTACCATCTTCGTCTTCGATACCTTCCCATCCGATCAGTACAGATTTAAGCAAGTCAAAATCACCCTTGTCGGCAAGCTTCTGAAATTCAGATCTTGCTACTCGCTTAAACACCGCATCGAAAGTCGAAGTCTCAAACACGCCGCCATCAGCAGGCTCCTCGACTTTTACAGGCCACTTGAAAGTTTTGACCTTTTTTCTAACGAAAGCCATTGAGCAAATTTAACTGCAATTATCTTACAACAATAAAAATGACCGTGCTCTCCAACACGGTCATTGCTTTCTCCCAGGGCTATGACTCCCTTAGATCAAGTATAAGCCAAGGTGAACTCGTCATTGCCAGCTGATGACGGAATCGCTGTGTATGGGATTTCCAGCATCGCAATGCCGTCCTGGTCCCCATAGCTCACGTCTCCGATGTCAATCTTGGTGCTAGCAAAATCAACGATGTTTCCTGCTGTGTTCCCGTGCTGGAAAGTCAGATTACCCAACGTGCCGTCAGTCAAGGCAGCCGCAAAATAATCTTTCGTGGCAATCGCAACCATTTCAATACTGACACTGCCGCTTGCACTGCGATCAGTGATCAAGACTTCCTTCGTGCAACCAATCAACTCGCGATATACGACAGTATTGCCAATATCCATACTTACTGACTGCAGGCAGCCAGAGTAGGAAAGCAATGAGAAAGTATCGGTGTTGCCACTCTTGAAGATCAGAGGTGTTGCCTGGTTTGCGTAAGTGACGCTAGGCAGTGCTGCATCGCTAGGAGCGTTGTAGATGCCAGTAAAAGTAAAATCGATGGAGGGAATTTCTCCCACGGATCCATTCAACGTAAATGTTCCCCTAGCACCTGTCACCTTGTGGAGAACACCATCAATGTTGTAGTGAATGGTGACTGAACTAAAAGCTGAACTTACTGGTGCATAAGTTACTGAAGTGCCAGCAGCAACTGTCTCACTAAGGCCGCAAGCCTTAAGAGCCCTGCCGTATTGAGGTGCGGTGCCAGCAGTACCAGAGCCAGCAAGTTCAACGCTAAATGTGCATTCAACGCGAGTGTTAGCCAGTAGTTGCTCAGAAGCGCCCAGATAAGGACGAATCAAGTCGCGACTGACAACATCACTCTGTTGAGGCGTAATACTCAGATCCCTCACCAGAACTGCGTCGGTTCCGGCTGGAACTGGATCTGTCGCGTAAGTTGATTCTGTCTCTACCAGAATCACTCGTTTCCTGAGAAGAAGTGGTGCCATTTTCTTGTGGGGGGTCGGCGGGAAGTGTTCGCTGGATCAGAGTGCGTTTTCCGGTTTCTGGATCGAGAAGATACGACCCACCTTGACCGCTGTACTCGTCTTTCATCGTAATCCTTGCAACTGCTTAGACCTTAGTAGGAAGTAAGGTCTGCTACTTGCGTGCGATAAAGCACTTCGTAATCACAAGAAAATACTCCTGCAGGTTGATCAGCATCAAAGAAATCAAAATTAGTAATTACAGGCTGAATATCAATAGCCAGTCCGCCTAACGTCAAATCCGCCATTAACAGTGAGTGCATCGACTCGATTACTGGATCAGCGTCCGTGTAAGCGTTGGGGGATCGAATAGTGATGATCACTCTGACGCGCATTGTCCAGTCAAGTTTTGGCAGGCTTGTATTCTGCTGACAAGTGTCAGTCGTTGGCTCAACGATAACGGCAGGCGACTCAGCTCTAGCCAATGCTGTAACTCTTGACCGATACACCCTCCCACTAACGCCAGCGGTGCTGGCCAATGTTGTGGCAATCTTTGCCAAAATTTGTTCGCGTCTAGTAGTCATGAGTTTTTCATCAGCATCAACTCAACAAACTTCCCGTCGTCAATCAGATTTGCGCTTCTGATAGTGTAATTGGCTCCATCAACTGACACTGCATCGCTGTGTAGTAAGTTTCCAAATTTTGACGACTCACAAGTTAATTTGTAGTCAGTGGTTAGCACTATTCCATCAGCAATAATTTCACTTGGCATGTCCAGTATCCCTAGCCCTGAAGTCGAGCCAGACGTAACAGAAACAGCAAAATCAGCACTGCTCAAAAAAACGC